GCACGTCGGTTATGGTGAAGTATATTAAGCGCCAAGTGGTTCTTATTTCTCCACCTACGTTGCATTATCAAATATTTCTCACGGTTTTCGGCATAGTAGTTTCTACAATACTCGCGCCGGTGTTCTATATTTCGCGCGTAACGTTGGCGCTGTTGTTCGAGTATGAACGCCCTATGTTTTTTATCTGTTCTATACCGTTCTTGCCGTCGCTCATTAATGTGTTCAGCGTGCTTTTTCCAATACTCACGCATATAACCGGGGGTATTAGTAGGCACCACTCACCATCATATTTGCGAAACTACCCTACCGTCTGCGTCCGCGACGCCCCTAAACGATACCGTTTCTTCGAGCACGTTATTAATGCTCGCCTTTATGGCTTCGGTGTCAACGGTAACCCACGCCCTTATATTGTAGTTTGCCGTTTCATACAACTCTAAAGCGAATACAGTAGACCCAGTTAAACTTTTTATAAAGTATTCCGTTATTGCAGTCCCAAACGTAGCCGCTGCATCGGGGGTAAAGAACGTCCCAATAGTACCCGTTACTTCCGAAAGGGCTCTTTGTTTAGTCTCATACGCGGGCGGGCTTGTGCAGTTTATCGCCGTTGTATCAACTACTTTCGGCTTAATACTCAACGAGAATTCCTTCGCATATAGCATAGCGGCCATCGGGAGGTATTTGCCCGTAACCGTAACCGTATTGGTCGTTTCATTCGCGGTTGATAAGAGCTGCCCGGTTAATCGGTTCTTAGTTATCGTGCCCGTCGGCCCCGCGCTCCACGTTGGTGTTAACGCAAAGGTGGGATCCCACACGCGCTTAGTCGGGGCGTCGATGGTGAAAATGTTTTTACCAGCGTTAGGCGTCGTCGCTTCGGTCGCGCCCATCGCGGTAGTCGCACCGCTGATATAAAGAACGGCAAGGTGTCCAGAGGTTATTACATTAACCATTATGTGGCACCTTCTCCTACGCTAGTGTACAGATTCCGTTACTTGTCAATGAATAAGTAACCTCAACTAATCCGCCAGACGCTTTTTCGCTAACCGCTACCGTATCAACAACCATAGGGCCGGTAAAGTAATACGTGCCGTCAGACCCAAAGGTCATTTTACATTGTAACGTGCCCAGCGCACCATTCCACTCTGCAAGAAGTATAAGTTGTCCTGCATCATCGGGTGTGTAGAATCCTTTAAGCGACAGTTTTGCGCTTTTAATCGTCTGTTTGCTACTTGTGTATGTTGGCGGTGCCGCGCAGTTAAACGCGGTTGTATCAACGTTTTTCCCGTCGACTGTGAGGTCGGCAGAGGTTATATTCCCTATACACGTAGCCACATCCCCGGCGCCGCAGAATAAGTCTATCTTCGACGCGCTTTGTATCCCAGTATCTACCATTTTTCTAGTATCTCCTTTATTTAATAATTAAATATCCGCCTGTCCGTGGCTTATCGTGCCCGTCGATTCAGCGGTAAACGAAAACGTTATCATATCCTTCGTGCTTGTCTTGATCGTGAAGTCCGTAACCATAACCTGCGATTTGACATAATCCCAGTTCGGATCGGTGCCCGTGCCGTAAAAGTATTGCAACCAACAGAGGGTGCCATTATTTGCGTTATCCATTAGGTATTTCTGTCCGGTCGCGTCACCGTAATAGTCAAAGAATCCACTACCTTTAAACGACGCAGATTTTAACATCGTCGTTGATGTTTTTGTCCACGCGTTCGCTGCCGCCACGCCTTCCATACGCGTTAGGTCTACGTTCTTCGTGGTTTCGGTTACGTCCATCGAGTCCAGCAGGTTAATCGCGGTATATGACCCCGCTCCGCCAGCTACAACGGACGCCTTTAAACACGCATTAGATGTTGTACTAACTACCATTTTCTTTTAATCGCCTCTTTTATAATTTTTAAAATTATGATTGCATAACATAAAATGTAAAATACATAACCCCGTGCCAATGAATCATATCGGGGTCGCGCATATCGGTCGTCATCGTATTTTGAGTTATTATGTGATCATATCCACTGACGGTTAGCGGCTGGTTATCTAATAGGTCGTTTATATGCGCCGCAATTTCCTTCGTTTCTTTACTGCCTCGATAAGTACTCCACGTGTGTATAGTGAACGTTACCCGCTGCCCCGCCTGTATATCAGTACAACCGAAACAATCGAACGGTACTTCCGTTGGCGTGGTTACCTGGATATACGGCTTCGTGGGGTTCTCCGGCACCCAATCATATACTCTATCTTCTACGTGCGCGTGTAGGTCGGCGTCGCCGGTTAACGCTGTAATTATTGCGTATTGTATCGGGAGTAATGACGAAGAGCGCGCGAATACCATTACTTAATAGCCTCCGCCAATTTAGCCCTTATATGTGCTACTGCTGCGTCTCTCGAGGACTCAAACCCTGGTTTCATGTAGGGTTGCGCCGCCATCTTATACGTCCCGAACTCGACATACTGGGCGTATTCAGTATGTGGCGCTATTATCACAGTATCTTTACCCTGCGCTTCGGCAACTATCGAACCCTTTAAGCGCCCCGTTTGGTATCCCTGTGAAAACATCGCGTGTTGTTTACACGCCGTTTCTATCAGTTTACCCCCTTCCATTAACGCATTTGCCAGCCCCGGACCCGATGCCTTTGTAATAATCGCGGCTATCTTGGCGTCAAATTCTGCCTGCCCTTCGAGGGTTACAGTAACGTTCATGATTCTAGGTTCTCCGTGTTGAACATTTTTGAGTAACTTTTTATACTATTATATCGTGTATGTATTCGAGGTGTGTAATATGGATAAAACTTGTAACCAGAAATATTACCGGAAGCCCGTTGGCGATGAATGTAAAGGTTGTTATTGGTATGGTCCGGATATGGATTGTGCGGGTATCTGCTCTCGACGTATCCCTGTAAACACATATTAGGTACCCTCGCGTTCTTTACAGCCAATAACTAAATACTGGTGCTTATTTTCCACGTCTATAACGTCGGTTATATCCCACGTTCTTGAGCCTAACTTGATTATACACTTAGGTGTAACGATTATATCGGAGCGATACCACGTTGTTATAGTCCAGTCCGCCTCGGTTGCCTGCCCGCCCGCGCGCCACTGTTCGCTACCAGATAGTTTCTCGACTGCCGCATACGCGCTGCCTAACGACGTTTCTACTGGGGCTAATAAACCACCATAGGTATCTACCGTTTCCGTGATACTGTAAAATGTTATCCGTTCGCGGAATTGGTTAAAGGGTACTGGCGCGGCGAGCTTCAAAGGTACATCACCTGATAACTCTTGAGCCGGTCTTTTACCTTGGCCGGTAGTTCACCTAGTTCGCCGCTGTTGTAGTATAAAGCGGCGGCTTCGGTTATCGCCATCTTAATATCGGCGGGTACGTCTGTCGCTGCCGCACCGTATCCCGCTATAAATTCTATCAGCATACCATTACGCTCGCGCGTGTAGTTCCACGTATAACCAGGGTTTAGGTATATGCGCCCTGGTTCACTGTATGTATCAACGGTGTAAGACGCAGCGTCCTGCGCGGTGGGCGTTCCTGCGTCGTTATAGGTAAGTATCGTGGCGCTGATTAATGGCGGCCTTGGTATCTTTATCTCCTCGCTGATCTCGCGCGAATCAAGCATTAAATACCACGTCTGCGTTATGAATGCGCGGCGAGTGTATGCTTCCGCTTGCATACGCGCCATTATCTCATAGTTCGTCAGCGTTGTGTTATACGCGGTGCTATCGAGGCGAAGGTATGCCTGTACGTCAGTATTAAGGGCCGGTTCAGACGCCGGAGCGGTCTTTAACTTTAACATCTTTTTTGCCTACGGGTTTACGGATGTATTATATCGTAAAGGTCGTTCGCCGATAGGGTAATCGTGCCATCTTCTATTATCTCTTCTACCCCTGCCAAAACTACTTCTAACTGCCACTGGTATTGCATAATCGCGAGTGCGCCTGTATCCACTGGTAATAGATGAACGTTAACGAGGCTATTAGTGCCACCGGTTACTGATATACCCCCGGTGCTTGATAATTTCGTTAACGAATGTGCTGCGCCGTGCGCAGTGTTCATAGTAAAATACGCGGCGGCGCCGGTTAGGTCTTTCGCGGTTATTGTTACTTTAATATCGTGCGTTGTGCCGCGCGGCATTGTTACTGCTAAAGTCATATTATCCTCACTATAAACCACACCATATAACTGTGAAATCTGTATGATCCGGCCATACTACCGTAGAATCTGGCGGTTGCGGGCACGCACTCGCTATTACCTCAGCGGTTTCTACCGGCCATAATTCTATCGACGTAGCTTCTACAGGCCATATTACCGCTACGTCTGGTAGTTGCGGACAGGTGCTAACTAACGTACAAGTCGTTTCGATACTCGGATAAACCATCGATATCGTAGCGTCGCACCCTTCCGAGATATACGGGATAAACAGCGCCGCCATAGTTACGTCGCCGGGATGTGAATGATACAACAATATTTCGGGGTAAAATGTATCCATATCGAACGGGCCAAATATCATTTCGTCGCCCGCGGGAGCTACTGAAACAAAGCAATTATAAACGCCGGTTTCGTCTGGATGCGTAGCCACGAACGTTATCACGTCATCAACAGCGCCATCGTTATAGAAATGTAAGAAGGTAGTAGGGCATATAGGAATTACATCACGGCAGCCGGTAACGGGTGTATAGGTAGGTATGCCGAGGGCTACATCCTGCGGTGTTATTGTTGACGTCATGCCGTTGGCTCCACGTTTAAAATAGATACGTACAAGTTTGTATTATCATAGGTGATCGTAGGAAGCGCCCCGTATTCATCGAGAGGATATGGGCCTATAAACGTGCCGCGATTAGGTGATAATGTAAGGTTATAATCTTCGTGGGTTAATGGGTCGAGTGACGATGTTACGGTTATATTGCGCGCCGCACTACCAGTATAGTTTTTTAAGAGTATTAGTTCGTTGCCGGTGTTTACGAATGTATCTATT